GTCTGGATCACGTCCCGGCAGTTCTGGTTCTCGAAATACAGATGTTTCGTGTCGTCATCTGACTGATCGCACAGCCCGCGCGTCCAGTAGCCGGCGCCGTAGACCCGGTTCAGGTTGGTGACCATGAGGTCGATATAGTCCTCGACCGTGCCCACGTAATCAAACGATCCCTCGCCGTCGTGCTGAAACTGTACCTTCGCGAGATTGTAATACTCGCTTTCAAACGTCGCGTTATACAGAAACGACCATGAGTGCTCCTTGGCCACCTGCGGCGATGCGTTCAGGGAATACCGCACCCCGTCATATACGATGTAATCGCCGACAGCGATATTTAGAGGTTCGCGCGCCATGAGCACCGCCTCGATGCGGTTCTCGCCGAGGAAGCGGCGATGCATGACCGTCCGCTCGTCAATTCTCGGTTTCGCGACTACCGCGCTGTTCCTGTATATTTTTAGCACCATAAATCAGTATCCCGTGATGAGGCCCGTTCGCTCATCGCTGTCGGTTTCGAGGTATGCCCTCGCCGTCATGTCTATTTCGATGTCGGCAGACAGCCGGAACGACGTCCTCAGCGTCATCGCGCCGTCCATCGTTGCCGTGATGTCGGCTGTCAGCTCTTCCGTCGCCATCAGTTTACTCCATGGTTATCGTCAGCGCGCCGCCGATAAATCGCGCCGTGTCGCCGCTCTCAATGACCGCCGCGTTGTCCAACGCTTTGTGATACAGGACGTTGCCCGTGGTTGCGTGATCGCACACCGCGATCCAGCCGCATGTTCCCCAGTTCGCCGTGGCCGCCGCGAATGATGCCGTCGAGCCGTTCGACACCGACCCGCCACTTGCCGCGCTGAAATCGTTGTGTTCGAGCCGCGCATACCCGCCGCCGCTCGGCTCCGTGATCGATGACCCGTCGTCAGTGTCCGTCGGCGCCGTTGTCGCCAGCGCGAGGTACAGGCTGGTCGGTTGCGTGAGCGTTGTCCCGGATAGCGCCAGATCGAGCATGGCGTTCGCGAGGTACGTCGAGACCCCGCCTGCGTCAAGCGATATGTCCAGATCGCCGGGTACGACCGATACCGTTGTACCTGATGTCACCGTCTTGGCTGCCGTCAGTTCGCCGTACGCCAGATGGTTGCCGCTGCCGATCGTTGAGGCGTCCACGATGGCAAAGTGCGTGATTACGCCCCAGTCGGCCGTCGCCTGCGCATAGGAGAGCGTCGCGCTGTTCGATGTCGCCCGCGCGCTCGCCGTATTCCAGTCGTCGCAGGCCACCCGCGCGTAACTGCCGCCACTCGGTTCGTTCAGTGCCGATGCAGATGGCGCCGATTTACAGAGACAGAGAAACCGGTTCGATGGAGCCGTCCATGTTTCGCCGGCCTCGCCGAGCACGTGATCCAGCAGTTCGTTCGCGAGGTATGTCGCTATATCGCCCATCAGGCCGCGCCCTCCTCGTCACCGCCGAAGCCGAAACTGCCGATCATACGACTGCTCGCCTGTTCGCGCTTTTCCGCATCGAGTCTCTCAATTTCAGCATCCGCGTCGTCCACCAGCGGATTGCGTCTGACCGCCGTTTCCATGGAGACAACCGCATCCCCGCCGCGCGCGATATTCAATGCCGTTATCGTCTCCCTGATGTCCTCCGGGATCGGCGACTGGAACTCGACGTCGATGTCCAGCGCGTTGTAGGCCGCCGCATTGCCGGTGTCGGCCTGCGCCATGATCGCCTTAAGCAGGTTGTTCCGGCGCGTCAGCCCCTCGCCATATATTTCTTCTTTGTTCTTCGCCTTGAGCGTCGAGGCGAGGAACATCAGCCGGAGCGCCGTGCCTGACACAGTCCCGATGCCCTTCATGGCCTCGAAGCTGATGTCCGGCGTCGAGGTCATCGAGAATATCAGCTGCTTGATGTTGTCGTATTCGATCTTGATCGAATCAGGTGCCTGATCCCACGTCAAATAGTTAATATCACCATACTCGTATTTGCCGTCTTGGTTCCTCACCCCGAAAAGCTGGAGGAATTTGCCGTCCTCCGATTTCGATGGCAGATTGATGCCGCCCTCCTTCGGTATCTTCGCGACCGTGATCGGATGGCCGTTGTAGTCGTTCGAGTCCGCGTGTCGGCTGATCATGTACTCCATGCGGTCGATCAGCTTCTGCACCGACGCCCACTCAGGTTCAGGTTGCTCGTAATAAATCACCGGTATCTTGCCGAATGGATTTTTCTGCTCGATGATTTCCCATTCGGAAGATATCTTTTTCCCGTACCATATTTTATCGGCCGTGTAAACGTCGGAGTGATTCACCGCTTTCTCTCGCCCGTCGATCAGCTCCGTAGTCGTGTACTGCCTGACAAATGCATCCATGTCGCCGAGATCGTTCCAGTGCGCGTGTATTTCGCTGCCCTCGCTTGCCGACAGCAGCATGCATTTCACCTTGACCACTCGGTTGCCGTCGTTATCCCGTCCCGGATCAGCCCACCACAGTTCGGCGGCTTTCGTCTCGATGCACACCTCGCGCATCAGCCGCCGGTTGAAGTACTCCATCTTGTTCGCGCGGTATACGTCCAGTATGTTCTGCATCGCCATGTCGATGGCGTCCTCGCTCGCGCCATCCTCGCCCATGAGGCTGTATTTACGGATCGACAGTTTCGGCTCGATCGCGAACAGAAATGCAACCGCCATCTCCACGATCAACTTCTGGAACGGCACCACCAGCTTGGCCGGGTCAACCGTGTGCCTATTATCATCGGGGCCAACCTCGCGCGAGCGCCTGTCCGGATCGGTAAGAATCCGGTGTTCGCCGTCGTATTCCTTGCGGTACTGATCGATCCTGCGTTCCTTGTCGCCGGAACACAGCGTATCGACCATCTTGCCGAACGGCAGCTGTACTATGTCTTCAAGCAGCATCATACACCTCTATCGTTATAAATAGCTTCTCGCCGGCGCGGTCTCGCGGAATGTCAGTGCGAACCGGGCGACTACCTGATGAGCTACTCCGCTCGCCCACTTGGTGGCGATCTCGACCCGCGCCCCGTCGCGGCAGTATACCGTGTAATCGATGTCGTTATACGGAACGTTCAGCGTATGCGTCCCGCTCGCCTGAAGTACCAGCTTCAGCGCATTAAACTTCTGGTAAAACGTATTCCGGTTGGCGCACACCATGAGACACTGGAGCGTGATGTCGCGCGGCTCGAAATAGATGTCGTCGGCGTCCGTGAACGCCTCAACGCCGTCCGAGTCCGGCCACGACTGTTCCGTCTCGCCTTTCCTTGCCAGCAAATCGTGAATACCGGTCACACTCGTCACTTTCACGTTGTACGTTGACCAGAAATCGTTGCCGTCTATCGTATATCCTGCACTCATAACCGCCTCACTTAATACGGTGCGCCGATGGCCCGCATGGTGTCGATATCGCTCCCGCCGGCAGCCGCGCCACCGGACGCTCCGGTGTTGCTTCGAATATCCTTGAGCACCGACAGGATCGTGACCAGGTTTTTATTATACGCCGTGTTTTCCATCGTGCGGTTCATGGCGTACACTACATCGGCCAGCCGTTCGTTGATCGCCGCTGATTCAGCCGCACCCTGTTTCGCCCACGCAAGGATGTCATCCGCGTAATAGCTGTTCGTAGCCACCACGCCGAGCCTGTTTTTGATCGCTTCAAGCACCGTGTCGTCGATATGATTCAGCTTCGGCACGATGTCCTTGACACCCTCCCAGACGTCGTCGAGGCAGTACGCCTGATCCCTGACCTCGGTGATTCGGTTCGTGGCCGTCTGCATCTGCTGCCAAATGTCGTCCATGTAATAGACGTAGTCCCTGATGGTTTTGAGCGTCTCGTTCGATGTCTCCGCCTCTGACCAGATGTCGTCGAGGTAGTACGCCTGCCCAAGTATGGCGTCCAGCCGGTTGATGTTTTTTATCCGGAATGTCGCGTCACTGCCTGACCCGACCATCACGTCGACCATGCGCTTGATGTCCATCCGCATCGCGTTGAACTGTCCCGCGAGCAGTCCCGCCGTCTCCTCGGTCACGCCCCTGATCGCGCCGGCCATGCCCTGCGAGTCAGCCCCGCCGTCGGCCTCGATGCCGGCCCGCTCCATGATCTGTTGAATCTCCTCGTACGACTCGCCGAGGTTGTCCATCATCATATCGAACGTCATCCGCAGCTTGTCGATGTCCGCCTCGTCCAGACCGCCGCCCTCTTCCGTGAGATCGGCAAACAGCCCGTACCAGTCGTCGACCGCCTCGGACAGGATGCGACGCTGAAAACTGTCGAGCAGCGCCTTCCGCATCAGCCCCTCGAACGTGTCGGCGAAATCCTCCGCCGCGTCATTGCCGGCAGCGAATCCCTCGACGATGGCGTCGGCTATCGACTCGGATGTCGTGCCCGTGAGCGTCTGCCGCAGTTCACCGCGGTAATCGAGCAAAGCTTCGCGCGCCTCGGTAATCTGATCCTTGAGCGTGTTGAGCGTTGACTTGTCTTGGTTCGAGAGGAAATCGTAGTAATATTCATTCGACGACTGCATGATTTCGGCAAGCACATCGCCGAGCGTTCGCGTGCCGTCAACCACCTCTTTGATCTGCTGCGGATTCAGAAGATCGCCGATCGACGTTCTCCCGGTCTCGCCGGTGCGCATGTTTTTCGCGTACAGCTGAAAACTTTCGATCGCGTCCATCGCCGCCCGTTCCTGCTCACGGTAGGCGTTCGTGACGCTGACAATGTTGTCGATCACTTCCTCGCCGATCGACCGCCGCAGCAGATCGACCTGCGTTTCCAGCAGACGGTTCATGCTCTCGGTTTGCGCCAACAGCCTGTCGTTCACCTTGGATCGCGACTGCCCGAACAGACTGTCGATGATCCCGAACACCCCGCCGGCGAGGCCGAACCCGGCCCCGATCTGATCGAACACGCTCCCGCTCTCCCGTAACGCCTGTTTCATGGCGAGCATCTGATCCACCAGCCGGGCGGCCTGTCCGGTTATTTCACTTAGCCCGCTGTCGAAGTTAGCTGTAAACCGGCTGATTGACTCGAACATTGACGATATATCGCGATATACTTCGAATATGCGCTCGTATTTCTCCGCAATAGCCTGCGCGATCTTGTCTTCCCATGCGAGCCAGGCATTGCTGTAGTCATCGAGGATGTCATGTTTTTTTCTGGCATTGTCGATAAAGTTTTCCAGCTCTTCGTCGGACAGATCTGCGAGGTTGGTGTACAGGCCCTTGGTCAAATCCTCTTGATCGTCCAGCATGGCCGCGTATACGCCGACCGCCCCTCTCGCCATTTCAACCAGCGTTTTCGCCCGATTGATGCCCGTCTGATCGAGTATGCCGCCGGATACGCCGGAATAGCCGCGCCCCTTGAAGTCGCCGCCAGCACCACCGCCGCCGCCTTGTTCCTCCTGCTTCTTGCTAAGATTGTCGAGCGCCTGCGTGAGAAGGTTTATTTCGTCGCGTGTCCCCTCTATCCTTGCTTTTAGCTCCTCTTGATGCGCTGAGTGGATCGCTGTTTTTGCGTCTACTTCGGCTATAGCTGACTCATAATCCCCGCTGTTTCTAATGAGCTGTTGGTAGATTTCATTTTGCAGCTCGGATATCTCGACATCCGTTAATTTGCCTTCGTATAGCGAATGAAGCTTTTCTCGAAGACCCTCTACCTCAACGCCAAGATTTTTCAGCTTTTGCAACTCTTCTGGTATCAATGTCGGTGTGGGGTCGAGGTAGTTTCTATTACTTATACGGCTCATTACCCCCTCAATCAGCTCTCTTTGATCCGCTGCAAGATTGTCAAGGTTTTTCTGTGCCTCTTGTAGTTCTCTTGCCGTCTCATTCCGGAAGTTCTGAGCCAGCACCAACTCCTGTTCCGTTTTCTTCTGCCGTATTTCGGCCAGCTTTATCCGGGTCTCGATCATACGTTCTTCGATGGCTATGGATTGCTCAAGCGAAGCATTCAGCAGGTTGTTCGCGTCTTTCACGTCGAGGATGCCGCGCGGCAGTTCAACGCCGAGGATGGTTGCCAGCGTCTGAGCGACAGCCTGATACTCTTCGGCCTCTTCCTTCGTTTTTCTCGTATTCTCAGACAGCTCCTTGAATCGCGCCGTCACATCGTCAAGCACATTTTTCCTTTTAGACAACCCGCTGACAAGGTTTTCGTAGGTCGCCTCAAGTTTTTCAATGTCTGATTTTGCCCCTTCCAGCAAGGCGTTTATGTTTTTCGCCGCACCCGTTGCAAAGCTCAACAGCGCGTCACCCAGCGGTTTCAGCTTCTTTGCCACATTGTTCTGGAGCAGCGTAAACTGACGTTCCGCCGTGTCGGCCATCGTCTTGTACGCCTCCTCCGCGGCCCCGACAGCGTTGCGATGTTCCTCCAGTGCCCGCGCCGCCTTCTCCGCATTCGGCCCGGCGAGACCGAGCACCGCGTTCATCGCCTCGATCTCGGGAACCATCTTTCGCAGCTCTGTCTGACTGCCGTTCGCCCGCTCATACAACCGTTGGAGGGCCTCCTGGTAACTCATGGCGTCCGTCCAGCCGTCCCCGAACACCTTGTTCAACGCCACAATCGACCCGCGAATCTGCGTCACCGCCTGTGCCGTCGGTGTGCCTTGCGCCGTAAGTGTCGCGATCGCCGCGCCCAGCTCCTCGATGCTGCCGCCCGCCGCCGCGAACGTTGGAGCCGCCTGAGCGATATACTGCGAGACCTCCCCGAAGGTTGTCTTGCCGAGCCGCACCGTCGTGAACAGCACGTCCGCCGCACGCTCGGCGCCCTGTGCGCCCATGTTGAAACTGTTGATCGCCGTGGTGATGCCGTCAACCGCCGTCCTGGTATCGGTTACGCCGCCGATGGCCGCTTTCGCCGCCGTCTCCAGCACCTGCAATCCCTCGGCTCCGTCGTATCCTGCCGAGACCACCTGATACAAACCCTTCGCGAGACCGCCGGCTGCTTCCGGCACATCCGTCGACAGCTCGATGATGCGGTCGCTCATGCCGGCAAAGTTCGCCTCCACCGCCGCCGAGATCGTCTCGACCTCTTTCATGGCCGCGTCGAAATCCTTCGAAAACTGGTATGCCGCACGGCTGGCCTTGCCGAATGCCACCGCTGCGCCGATGCCGACCCCGGCAAAGATGTCCGTCGCGCTGATATTTCGCGTCAGAGTCCCGATGATCCCCTTGATTTCACGCGCGCCTGACCTGACGCCGCGGGGATCGACGGACGCTTTCCAGTACAGCGATTTCGAGCCGGTGACATCAAGCGGCATCGTTGGTCTCCATGGGTTTCAATCGCGCCTTGCAGCCGGGATAGTTCCAGACGTCCCAGCGCATCTCAAGCACCCCGTTGTTGTTCATGATGGCGTCGCGGATGTATTTACCCGCCTTTTCATAGTCGCCCCGCTCGAAATATTTCACCGCGCACCAGAGCAGCGCCTGCGGGATCGCCTGTTTGACGTTTGACGTCAGCAGCATTTCGTGCACCGTCATCGGTCTGGCCGCCAGCTCCAGCCCGTGTTCCAGATACCGCAGCGCCTTGTCATCGTCCTTGTCGAGCCAGTATCGCCCGATCAGAATCGGCAGCATGACCAGCCGGTCTGTGTACTTCTCCTCGACAAGCGCCAGTATCGCCTCGGCATCCTCGACCCGTTCCGCCTCGATATAGGCGTTCGCGAGCAGCACGAAACACTCGTAATACGCGAACCAGCCGACCGTCGTCTCGATTTCCTGTATGCGCCGAAGCCACTGCTCCCCGTACTCGATCACCTTGTCTCGCTCGCCCAGCGCCGAGCAGGTCTTCGTGAGGTGCGTCAGCGCGTGAATATCGTTCGGGTCGGCTTCGTATTCCTCCAGCAGCAGCGGTATCGACCGGTTTTTCTTTTTCTGCTTCAAACCCTCATCGTCCCACTGGTAGCCGTAATGATGGATCACCACCGTCGGACAGAAGTTATGAGGCGTCTCGGCCCGCGACTGATGATGCACCGCGCGCTCGTATATCGGCTTCCCGTCGTTGGTGTACAGTCGCGGTTGCGCCATCTCGGAATACGATGTCCGCTGCCTGTTCGCGTAATTCCTGATCGTGAAAAACGCCGTCCCGCCGGCATAGGCAGGGTTCAAAATCAAGTCTTCCAGCAGATAAACCGAATGCTGATCGAGCTGCTCGTCGGCGTCCATGATAAGCAGCTTCTCACCGGCCGCCTGCTCGATGCTGTAATTCCGCGCCGCGGCGAAATCCCACGGAACGAACTCGCGCCGGAACACCTTGCGGGTGAACTTCCGGGCAACCTTCATCGTCCGGTCGGTCGATCCGGTGTCCACGATGATCAGCTCGGCGAGCGGCTCCAGTGTCTCGTCGTCGCGCATGGCGATGATGGGGAGGAGGGAGTCGAGGCACCGTTGCAGGTTGGCTTCCTCGTTTTTCACGATCATGCAGATCGATACTTTCGGACGCCGCGTCGTGCGCACCTGCGGCAGCCCGGAAACGTCCATCCGCTGTGATTCGTCGATTTTGTCAGCCGTTGTTACGGCCTGCTCGATAACGCTCTGTTCCGTCATGGCTCCCCCGTTTACATGGTCAACATCTGCATCAGCTCATCCGGCGACAGTTCGCCGTCCGGCCCGTCCGATTTATTGTTTTTGTCCCGTTTATAGTCCTCGTAGGTCGGTATCGACTGCGACAGCATCAGGACGTTTCGCCAGCTGAATCGCCAGAGGACGTCGTCCCATCCGATGCCGAAATGGTGGATGAATGACCCGATGATTTCCCATGGGTTCGGCTGTCCGCATCCTCGCCGCCGGCGGCCTGACCGGCTTTCAGCATGTTCATCCCGTTCGTCAAGGCCATAGTGTAAAAAAAATCATCTATCCGCATCTGACGCACAACCAGCGTCATCAGTTGCAGCATCTCGCGCCAGCTCAGGTTGTCGGCGATAAACCGCCGCATGCGCCACGTGCGAAACCGCGTCCACCAGCCCGGCTTGCTATTAACGATTGCGATCGCGATTGCTCGGGTCAGCGTATCGGTATGTTTCGCCATCCCCTCGTACACGGTCTTGCTGTATGATGCCCCCGCCGCCGTCTCCATGAAGCCGTCGAGCGAAAACAGCTCCTGCGCGACCAGCAGCGCCACGCCCGTCTTGATCTGCCCGATCGCCAGCCGTTTCCGTTTTGGAAGCAGTCCGATCCTGCGCAGGATGCCGGGGTCGGCAATCGTCACCTCGAAGTCAACCACCGCCGTGTCCGTTACCGACGCCGCCGCCTGCTGCTGAATATCGCGCTCGCTGTCCGTCATTGATTCTCCGGTGTTATGAATGGGGCGACGATTTCGCGCCGCCCCGGTTACGTTACGATTCATCGTATGCGGTGAGCTTGTACGGCGCCACCACCGTGCCGCCGTCCGTCGTCGGCTTCAGGATGGTCAGGTTGAAGCCGACCTCGCCGGTGTCCGGATTGCGGTTATAGAGACGCAGCTCGGCGCTCGGCCTGAGCGATGCTCGCGGAATCTGCATCACGAAATACTTGCCGTTCACCGGCTTCGTGGTGATTTCCACCGATTTTTCGAGCAGCGTCGACGATGTAGTCGGCGCGGAATACACCGTGCCGTCTGTCGAGCCGCCGAAGCCAAGCACGAACGTGTCGCTCAGCGACATGTCGCGGGTGGCGAATTCGATGGTCTTTGCCGCGTCACCGCCGGCCAGCGTGATATCGGGATCGTTCGAGTCCTCGACATAGATGCGCTGGTCGTCCGGCGCCTCGAAAATCAGCCGCGCGGAATCCGGCACGAAATTTTGAATCGTTGTGAATGTGGACGGCATGTAGTTCCCGACCGAGGCCAGCGCGGTTGCGCCGATCTTGATCGTACTCAGGCCGTACCATCGGTACACACTCATGATCTATCCTCCGAATTTACCTGTCGATATGGTAGTTGACCCGCAGCGAGAGGTAACTCAGGTGCGGATCGTCAACGTCCTGTATCAGCGTCTCCGATTCGATGCGCGTCGTGAACCACGAGCCGTCGGACGCCGAATAGTCGTCCAGCCTCGCCTTCACCGCGTCGAGCATCGCCTCCAGGGACGCCTCGTCATGCATGCCGGCCGAGAGCATCGGCGCATACATGTTGATCACCGCCGTGCCACTGTTCAGGTCGTCGCCCTCATCGATCGTGAGGATGTGGATGACGACGTCCTTCACACGCCGGTCTTGAGGTTTCTTTCGCCGCCAGACGCCGCCGTCGATTACAGCGGCAACTGACGAGTGATTGATCAGCTGATAGAGCCTGTCCAGTACGTCGAAACTCGTTGCCATAGCCCCGCTTACTCCGATCCCGTCCAGTCTTTCAGCCGTCGCAGCACGTCATCCGGGTCTGGCACGCTGCCGGTAAGTACGTTGTAGTTTTTTTTAGATTCAACCGCCGCCGCGTACTCCATGCCGGCCACTCCCCAGAGTTCCAGCATGCCGTCGCCGGCCTGCGATTTCAGTGTATTAAACATCCCTCTGGCAGCCGCCTTGCCACGACCGCCCTTGTCCTTGTTCGCAGTGCTGACCATCTTCTGCTCGATCGTGCGCGAGCGGGTCACCATGAAGCCGGTGGATGATCGCAGGTTGCCGGTCTGGTCACGATAGTTGCCGATCTGGCGCGCCTTATTGGTTGCCTCGATGCCGATCCGGGACAGCCCCATGACCACATCGCGCTCCCGCTCATCGACGAATTTGTCGATCGTGCGCACCACCTCGCGCAGCGTAAACATCGGGTTCAGTCCCGCCATAATATCTCCTGTCCTGTTCGGCTGTAACCTGTCTTATTCGAGTGCCTTGAATATCGCCCGCACCGTCGAGCCTGATTTCACTCGCCCGTACCCCTCGCTCGCCTCGTTGCAGCGGAGCAAAATGCGGTAGTCGAACGGCACCTGGTTAAAGGTGTTCGACAATTCCGCGTAACCTTTGAGCGTGCTTTCCGTCCAGCTCGTGCCCGGGTTTTCGACCACCAGCGAGTCGACAAGATCAGTCCATGTGCCGTCGTCGTTTCGCGCCTGGACTCGCCACGTCATGTCAGCGGTGCCACTCGATACGGCCCGCACCTCGATCGTAATGTCGAAATAGGCGTCCAGCAGCGTCCGCGTTTTGACCGTCCGCGAGTTCCACGTCCCCGTCGAACCGAACGCGAGATCGAATTCATCCGATATCAACGTGCTGTCCACCCCGACGCCGGCGGTCGAAACCGAGTCGGCGTACTGCGTGCCGTCGCTCGTCAGATCGCCGGTGACGACCTGCAGTGTCACATCGTGGCCGAGGTTGATGCCGTCAGGATAGTCCGCCCATGCCGGCAGTGCGGCGAGCAGCGCGGCTATAATTATCAGTCCTTGTCTCATAAGCTTCCCCCCCCCGCTTTCCCGCAGCGGATTTCAGTGTGCGTCTGGTGCGGCGGCACGTCCACGATCTGATAATCGCGGCCACCGTAGGTCAGTTTCCCGCCGTTGACGCTCGAGTCGATGCCCTCGCTTGACGGCACATACATCGTGATGTCGTAGTCGATGCGATCGCCGTGCTCGTTAATGATGTATTTCCCGGCCTCATGCTCGACCCTGCCGGTCACCGATACCGTCGTTGTCGTTCCCGGCGTATAAACGCCGGCGGTTGACTGCGAGCCTGATGCCGTTGTCGTGATAATCGCCGTGTGCGGATAACGCTCCAGAGCCATGGCCTGCACCTCACCACGCCGGCCGCGCGGAAACGCCGCTGCCGTGAGGGTATGCCGTGATGCCGGGAACCGCACTCCGCTCTTCCGGCGGCAGCGTCCCGTGCCTCTGGTACAGCGCGCGCCGCATGGCGATGCACCATTGCGGCTTATATTTCACCGACAACTCGCCTTCGGTAAAATCCGGATGATTCGCAAGTGCCAGATACACGTCCGCCAGTGCGTAATCGACTGCCGTCGCGTTTGCTGAGCTGTACGTTCCAGATGTCGTGAGTCCCTGTTCCGTGAGGCATTTTTCGAACAGATTGTCGTTTCGGTATTCCGTCAGCGATTCGAGGGCCTGCTTGTTCGTCATGATTGTTTCCGTTGTGATGCCGAGCGGCAGCGATAACCACCGCCCGGCTTGTCGTTTGCTCGCCGGATTCGTCAACCGTTGGGCGCGAGTACCTACCGAAGCCTCACCCGGGCCGCGTCATCCGGCGAAATGATCAGGGGTTATGCATCCCAGTCTGTAGTGCTGAGCGTGTCGAGATTCCAGCACTGGTCAATCGATTCCCACGACGGGAAGGCGGTGATTTCGCCCACCGTGACCTCGCGAACGGGGTCGACGTCGTGGTATTTATACACGAATACACCGTCGCGCTTGGCCGAGGTGATCTGTTCCGGCGGGAACTCCTCGGTCGCGATCGGCCCCATCTCCATCCTGCCGACGTTGAGATCGGGGATGAGAAGGACATGACCGGTGCGCCACGGGTTGCTGGATGTCTGTGTGCCGCTCACCTCGGTGGTGATGGAGGTGTTGACGATGATGATCTGCGGCAGGTCGCGATCCCTCAACATGCGGTTCGCATCGTCGAGCGTCGGCGACAGCTTGATCTTCGCGCCGCCGTACAGAGTACCGAGCGTGTAATTCTGCGTCTCGGTCGAGGCCGCGAAATAGCTCCACGTTGTCGGCGTCATCAACATGTACTTGAGTGTGACACCGGCCGCGTTGGCCTCCTCCTGAATGCCGATGATGTCTGTAATCGGCTTGGTGCTCGATGCCGATGCGCTCCATGCGACGCTGGCGACCTCCTTGTTGGCGGACGCCATGTTGTAATCGATGGTGTCCTCGGTGATGATGCCGGCGTTGTTGGACTTCGACAGGGTGAACTTGCCGTAGGAGAGGGCACGGAGAGCGAACCACTCCATACGGGCCATGCAGCCGTTAAAACAGTAGTCGACGTCGCCGAAGACTAACTCGATGATCTGCTGTTGGTCGGGCGTCGCCATGTTTTTCAGCTCGCGATACTTGTACAGATCGGCTTCCGTAAGCTCCCGCGCGATTTTGACGGGCGGGATGTCCCCGGTGAGCTTCTTGATCGCCTGACGCCGTTTCAGTGGCGCGCTTGAATCAATAGCGACCACGTCGGCAGCAACCGGCGCGCCTTTCGACCCGATCAGGGTATCATACCGCAGATTCGGGTTTATTCGCGGCGTGAAGAAATCCTGCCAATACCACCGGCGGTACTCCACGCTGGTGAGGTACGTCTCGAGGTTTTTCTTCGACACCTCGGACAGTTTACTGTATTGCATCGTCGTTGTCCTTTACGTTTTGAGTGTCA